AACTAAAGAAGAAATTTGATAAAGCGTACAAACGGATGAATGGGTTAAAAAGAAACTTTATTCATCAAGAGACTACGAAATTAGCAAGACAATACCATATTGTTATTGAAGATATTCCATTTCAAGATATATCTAAAGATAAACAGGGGAAGAAAAGAAAATTTATTCGTCGAATGAGTGTTCTTGCTCCAAAATATATGTTTGAAGAACAATTAGAATGGAAATGCAAAAAATTTGGCAGTCACTTTATCAAAGTGAATCCTCGGAATACAAGTCGTACATGTTCTGTTTGTGGACAGATACATGACATGAAATTGAATGATAGGATGATGATTTGTAGTTGTGGAAATAAAATGGATCGAGATATTAATGCGGCAATTAATATCAAAAATGCTGGTATTCATAAGGTACTGGCAGAGAGTATTTGTTGTACTCGATAAGTCCAAAAAAGATTTATTGGATAACAATAAATCTATATCATGGATAATTTCTTTATATATGTAACGAATATATGAAGTAATAAAACAGGTGAATTCGCGTTTGATATATACCTCTGATAAGCCGAATATTCTTGAAACGCAACTCTCTTTAGATGTTGACGTTATGACATTATCATATATGTATGAATATTTTGAAGAATTTTTGGAATATCAGATTAATAAAAGAACAAAAAAATTTAAATTTAAAATTAATCTTGGAGGAATCAATACAACAAATGATAGAAAAGATAGATTAGCTTCATTTAATGATTGTGCATCCAAGGGTATTGTTCTTCCAAATAGATTATCTTATGCCTTAGATATGCTCCCTCATCATTTGATAAAATCAATGGAACAAGCAAAAGCAACAAAATTTGATGAAAAGTTGTTACCATTAATGAATTTATATACAAATAGTGGCAACAATACGGGTAGACCTCAAAAGAATACTTCGGATTTAACAGATAGTGGAGCCAGATCAAGGGAAGATGAAATTATAACAAAGGAATAATAAATGAATGGATTTACTGAAAAAGAAATTCATGATTTAAATCGTATGAATGTTTCTTGTCAAAATGTCAAATTGGGAACAAGTTTAGATAAGTTGGTAAAAGATGAAAAAATATCTTCTTTTAGTGACAAAGATATAAAAAACTTAAACAATATGAATGTTTCTTGTCAAAAGGTTAGGCTTGGAACAGTTTTAAATTCTTTGGCTAATATAGAAAATGCAGAAAATATTGGAGATATAAAACCTTTTACTGAAAAAGAAATTCATGATTTAAATAATATGAATAGAGCTTCTCAAAATATTAAATTGGGAACTGTTGTAAATGATATTATAACAGAAAGAATTAAACCATAAAAAGTAAAAGAACATTAGAAATATTGTTCAATATTGGAGTATTATATAATGATTAAGGAATTGATTTCTACTAAAACTAATGATGCGATTAACAGAGTCGTTCAATTATGTTTTAATGGAAACGCAATAGCAGACAATGTTGTTTATAATCTTGATGTTGTATTCAACATGGTACAAGCGAACGACATTGTCCATCATGCGTTTGCGCATTGGTTCCCTGTATATGCTGATTCTTTCAATGATATACAGAGAATTCAAAATATGAAGCCGGTTAGACTTCCTGTAGAGGGAGCTACAAAGCAGTATGACAATTTTGTTGAATGTTTTGATGATTTAGAAGTATTTATGCTTGATGTTTTAGAACCAGCAATCAAAGACGCAATTCGTTCAGCAGAAGAAAATAACGATGTAAAGACAAGAATTCTACTGGAAAATGCTTATACTGATATTGCTTTGTATACAAAACAAGTAATGATTTGGAGAGATAAAGCAGAAGAATATCTTGTTAATACTGGTGGAGGACAAAGTTTCGACAAGGATTTCCGTGTATTTACAATAATTCCTATACCGGATTAATGATATGTTTGTAAAAAATTATGAATGTCTGGATCAGACAAAATATATAAAAACAAATAAAATATTAGGTGAATACATTGTAACTCATGGAATTCCACTTTTATCAAGAGATAATGAAGGTAATTTATTATTTGCTAAAACAAAAAAACTTGATGAAGTAATTAGAAATTTACCGCCAGAATATAAAAATATGTATGAAAATAATTAAGAAGGGAGGTAAAGGAAAAAGTTGTACGATACAAAAATGAAAATGTCAATTCAAGAAGTTTCATTATTAGAAGAAATATCTGATGATCAACTTGCTATCGCAGAAGTATATATTTGCTGTGAAGGAAAAACAGAAAATGAAGTTTCTTTTGACAAAAAATCAATAGAACAAGCAATACCTACCCTTTATAATAAATTTCTTGTTGCCGGATATAGAAATTATGATTTTGAAGGGCATGAAGAAGATCAACAAATACTCGGCTTTTTCCCAGAAAATAACAATGTTAGATTTGAGGAAAAAGATGGAAAGTTATTTTTAGTTGCAAATGCAATTATATCTAAAGTATATGCTGAATGGGCGTATAATATCTTTCTTGAAGATGATAATCATAAAGAAGTTTCTATGGAAATTGTTGTTATAGACAAAGAAGATAGAAATGGAGAAACATTTATTACATCTTTTGCATTTTTAGGTGTAACTGTGCTTGGCAGTGCTCACACTGCGGCTTGTCCGGGTTCTGATATTAAAATTATTAAATTCTCTACTGAAAAAATGATTGCAGAGGGAAATAAAATATATAAAAAATATTGTGAAATATTTTCAGAAGATGAATGGGACATTCCTCATAAAGTTAAAGAAAATGCAAAAGAAGGAATTGACTTAAAGATAAAGCATAAATATGGTGGTTCTTCTATGCTTCTTGCTTTTGCCAGATATTTATGCAATAACGATAAGATTACAAAATCAAGATTAGATCATTATTCGAAATATTTACCTAAAAATAATGTTGATTGTACTTTCTCTGAACCACCTACAAAAGAATATATTTCCTATATGTTATGTGGTGGTAAGGAAGGTAAAGAATGGATTTTTAATATAAGAGAAGAGATAAATAAAGAGATGATTAAAAGATATTTTGAAGATGAAAACCTTACTGTAGATAAAAGTAAGGAGTCTTTATCTTTTACTCCGTGGGGTAGTATAGATAAGGCACAATTAAAAAAAGATGTTATAAAAGCAAAAAATTTTAAAACCATTGCCAAGGATGTTTTCATGCGTTTAGAAGACGGATGGGAAGAAGGCAAAGAGGGTGCTCTTAAATATCCTGTTATGCAAAAGAAGGGCGAAAAGCTTGTTTACAATAGATATGGACTTTCTACTGCGTTAGCTATGGCAAGACAGCAGAACGAGACTGATGTTATATCCAAAGTAGAGAAAATAATGAAGTCTCTTGATATCGAAGAAGAAAAAGAAGCGAAAGAAGCCAAAGAAAAAAAAGAAATGTCTGTTAATAAATTTGAAATATATGAACATACATATTCTGAAATTCGCGACATGGCAAATGTTAAGTTAAAGGATTATGAAAAGAATATGTACGTTGCTGACGTTGCAGATGATTTCTTAATTGTCTATGATGTAGAAAGTGGTATTCATTATGTAGTCGAATATGATATAGATCATGATGATATTGCTATGTATTGGGACGAGAAAAAAGTCGTTCGTCAAGTATGGAAAGAAGTATATTCTTTAGATGAATATGCAGACGTGGGAGCATGCTTAGAATTACTTGATATTGAAACAAAACAGCATAGAGAACTTGCAAATAATCTTCATAATATAAAGGCTCCTTTTGAAAAAGAAAAGAAGAGCACTGTTTATATGGATGATGAAAAATATATTGAATTAGAAAACGAAAACAAAGAATTAAAAGAAAGCATTAAAAAACTTCAAGAATTCAAAGAAATAATCGAGGAAGAAAAGAAAAATTCGATTGTTATGGATACAATTTCTGAAGTTTGTGCTTCTGGACACACAATCCCTCATGAGACAATTGACATGTGGAAGGAAGAAGCTTGCAAATATACTCTTTCCGATATTGAAATGTGGAAGAATTATGTTTATGCAAAGGCTTTTGTTATTACAAACAAAGCAGATAAAAAAGATACATTTAGTAAGAAAATGGGACTTCCTTTCTTTGAAGAAAAGAAAGAACAGAAAGACTCTCTTTGGGATTAATTAAATTAGGAGGAATTTTTAAAAATGGCTGTAAAGAATGTTGTTGTACAGGATCTTGTACAGGCACTCAATATTGACGCTTTAAATAGATCTTTTGTAGCAAAAACTGATGTAGAAAATGGTGCGATTTTTGCTTGTGGCCCAAGATCTAAGGATAGAGACAAGGCAGAAGTTTTCGACGTTGCAGAACCTCAGGCAGGAGCTTTAACGGGTCTGTGGATGGCATACGAACCAGAAGTTAATAATACGGTTGCAGGCGAAAATAAAATATATAGAGGTCTGAACCCAGATCCACGCGATTTTACTAATGTTGCAGGAACGGTATTTTCTGGATTTAAGCCAATGCCAGGAGATATTATTACGCTGACAGGTGGTGCTGTACTGGCTGGTACTTATGAAGCAGGAACGACTAACTATGTCAATGCAACAGCAGGCGCAAACACTTTAACTTGGGGTAATGCACCAACTGAGGGCGCATTTAGCATGAAGTTAATTGAACCTGCTTATATTTCACTGACGGATGGATCTGTTATTGGCGGCATCGGTAGAGTTCCGGCATATAGATTTGAAGTTGTGAACAACTAATTCATACATTTAGAATAATAGAGAAATTAATATAGATAATATAGGAGGAACATTTTCATGTTAAAAATCCCTGCTGAGGTTGCTAAGTTTGCGGGAGCAGATAACGTAAAAATATATGAACAATTCCGTGATTATTTTAATCACTACAGAGCATTTTCTCAGGACGCAAAAGTAACATATGATGAAAGCAAGAGTCTTGATGAAAAAGATGCTATTATGAATAAAAAGCTTCTGGAAGAGGTTAAGAGAGTTAGCGGTGTTAACTTTGATGACAATAGCCTTTCTATGGAAGCATTCGCAACGAACCCTTCTGTTAGCTGGGCCACGTTTGCTGTAATCGGAACAATGATTGATGCTATCATTCCGGATACTATTATTGAATCCACTGGACTTTACAATGATGTAAGAGTGGGTGGCTACGGCGATAACTTTGCATTTGATGTCAAGCCAAGAGATCTTTTTGTCGTTTCTAAGCATGGCAGAGGTAGAAGACTTACTGAATTAAAGAAGCAGTTCACAGGGCAGGTAACTATTACGCCGGAACTGAGAGAAATTAGCGTACAGGCATCTCTGTACAAGATCCTTTGCGGCAAAGAAAGTATCGCTGAGCTGGCTATGAAAGCAGTACGTTCAGTTGAAACTGAAATGACAAAGGATATTTATTTTGCATTTGATGAAGCAATGAGAAATCTGCCAGATACACCAGTAAATCAGCAACTTATTGCTACAGGTCAATCAGGCCCTTATTATCAGTAATGATAATGAGAATTCTCTTGAATTGCGGGAACATCTTTAAAGATTTGCAAACTACAATAGATAATTTTGAAAGATAAATAAACTATGAATGTTCTAAAAATTGCAAATATTAGAAAATCCGCATCCAAATTTCGAATAGAAATAGGTTCAACGACTAAGAGGTTATAAGTATAACCCAGTGGGAGACTACCATTTATAAGTGGTAGAAGATATAGTCTATGCTTTACAGAAATGTAAAGAAAAAATTATTTATTATGATATAGATAATTTCTTTATATATGTAACGAATATATAAAGTAATAAAACAGTATGATTACGATACACTCATTCATTTTGCGCAGATGGTCGGTGCCTACAACATGGGAGCTAAGCCTATTATTGTAGGTACACAGTTAGCTCTGTCTAAGATTATGCCGAATGATGCAAATTATAGATATTTACTTGACAGTGATTATGTTAAGGTTGGTTATGTCAAAACAATTGGCGGTTTTGATACGTTTGTTCTTCCTCAGGTTGCAGATTGGCAGAATCCTTACCAGACAACTCTGAGAGATGATATTATTTACATTATTTCGCCATCTTCTCAGAAGCTTGTTAAGACTGCGCTTGAAGGTAATACATTCTCTAATGATAGAGATGCATTTAGAAGTGCAAACTTAACTCAGACATGGACGATGTTTAAGTCTTGGGGTACGGGTATTGCAACGAACTCTGTTGCGGCGGCTATTGTTCTTGCATAAAATTAAATATATATAATAAAAGGAAACATTTAATGTTTCCTTTTATTATTTTAGATAGTTTTGATAAAATGATATTGGATAAAAGGAGAAATCTTTAAATAATCAAAATCATATTGTCAATAGTGATTAAATGTGTTAAAATATACTCATGGAGAATATTGTTATGAACACATCTAATATCACTAATTACAAACCAAGAATTTTTGCTGAATTATTGAGCATTTTAGTCAAAACGTTACAACGTTGGGATCGAGAAAGGATTCTGAAAGCAAATTGGACTCCAACTGAAAGATGTTATTATACTTATGCCAGAGTATCTACTTTCGTAAGTATAAAAAACAAATAGAAGGAGATGAGGAAATTGCTAAAGAGTTTCAAAACGGAAATAAATCCGACAGCCGAGCAAAAAATCAAGATTAACAAGACTATCGGCACTTGTAGATATGTTTACAACTTCTATCTTGGTCACAACAAAGCTTTATACGATAAAGGCGAAAAGTTTATGACTGGCAAGAGTTTTAGCGTATGGCTCAATAATGAATACATTCCTAATCATCCTGAAAAAGTATGGATTAAAGAAGTGTATTCAAAAGCTGTAAAAAAGTCTATTGAAAATGGATGTATTGCATTTATAAGATTTTTTAAACATCAAAGTGCTTTTCCTAATTTCAAAAAGAAAGGTAAATCTGATGTAAAAATGTATTTCGTAAAGAATAATCCTAAAGATTGTAGATGCGAGAGACATAGGTTAAACATACCTACTTTAGGTTGGGTACGCATTAAAGAAAAAGGCTATATACCAACCACTAAAGACGGATGGACAATCAAAAGCGGTACAGTATCCATCAAAGCAGGCAAATATTATGTGTCAGTTCTTGTGGAAATTCCCGACGCTGAGATTGCTAATAATAGTAATGAAGGTATAGGAATTGACATGGGTTTAAAAGACTTAGCGATTGTTTCTAATGGTAAAACTTATAAGAATATCAATAAGTCAGCAAGAGTTAAAAAATTGGAAGAGAAATTGCGCAGAGAACAAAGATGTCTCTCACGCAAGTATGAGAATTTAAAGAAAGGAGAGTCCACTCAAAAGAATATACAAAAGCAAAAGCTCAAAGTACAAAGGCTTCATCATAAAATATATAATATTCGTACTGACTATATTAATAAATCAATAGCCGAGATAGTGAAAGCCAAGCCATCTTATATAACTATTGAAAACTTGAATGTATCAGGAATGATGAAGAATAGGCATCTATCAAAAGCCGTTGCATCACAAAAGTTCTACGAATTTAGAACTAAGCTTAAAGCTAAGTGTAATGAAAATGGTATTGAATTAAGAGTCGTAGACAGATGGTATCCATCATCCAAAATATGTCACTGTTGTGGTGCTATCAAGAAAGATTTGAAGCTTTCAGATAGAATATACCGTTGTGATTGTGGCTATGTCGAGGATAGGGATTTGAACGCCGCTCTTAATCTAAGAGATGCTTTAACTTACGAAATTGCATAATGAAAGCAAACATAAGTATGTACTGCGGGCTATCGCAGGAATTTACGACTGTGGAGTGTACAAGAACTTGTGAGTAGCGTATTGTTTATAATCGCCAAAGCATACACATTGAAGCAGTAAGAAGTATCCGCAAGGACTTCAATTTCTCGATGTGTTTAAGTATATTTCAACACATTTTGAGTGGCAGAAAACATGGCAAAGTCAATGACATCTGGACGTAAAACAGCAAGTGATAAAATTGATACAGAAGCAATTGAATTAACAACAGATGATAAAGAAATTGTTCCTGAGACAGTGGGAAATACCTACGATGATATTTTAGAAGAAAATAGAAAATTAAAGGAACAATTAGAAAATCAAGAAAAGAAATTTTCAAGTGAAATAGAATCTATCAAATTACTGTTAAGAAATCAAATAGAATCTACGACTGCTACATCGAATAATAGAAGCGATAATTTCGGAACGATACGTCCAGACAAGTATATAAAAATTATGTCTTTAACACATAATTTATTGAATTTAAATGCCGGAAATGGTAAAATTATTAAAATTCAAAAATATGGTCAATTAGGCCCTTATTGTCAGTAATGATAATAAGAATTCTCTTGAATTGCGGGAACATCTTTAGAGATTTGCAAACTACAATAGATAATTTTGAAAGAGAAATAAACTATGAATGTTATAAAAATTGCAAATATTAGAAAATCCGCATCCAACTTCTGAACAGGAAGAGGTTCAACGACTAAGAGACTGCAAGTGCAGTACAGTGGGAGATTACCATAGGGATATGGTAAAAGATATAGTCTATGCTTTACAGAGATGTAAAGAAAAAATTATTTATTTATATAATTGGTTTATGTAATAGATAATTTCTTTATATATTTAACGAATATGTAAAGTAATAAAACAGGAAGTGAAGAATGTACTTTATGGAGATTTAATCGCAATTATCAATAATCACTTTAAGCTTGCTTCTGAGGGAGGATTTTATATTTTCGACCGTGAAGCAGTTGCATTAACAGGATTAGCAGATGCGTATGAACACATGTTGGATAAAACAGGAATGGAAGCTTTATTGGCGAAGCCTATTGAAGAAATTAGATCGACATTTGAAGAAATTTCTGATTATCAAAAAGAAACTTTCGCAACGTGTGTAGTAAATGCCCTTGTTCAAGGTTTAGAGATTAGCACCGTTAAGATCAATTTAATTGAAGAAATCACGGGATCTCCTATTATGACAAGAGTGGATGATAGATTAAATTTCGAAAAAAAGGTAGCAGAATCCGAAGCATAAGGAAGGATAGTTTATGCCAGTAAATACTCAATATACTGATATATACGATCTTTTTACAATGATGATAGATGATTATGAATTAATAGAATTATATCAATCATCAGAAGAAGATTTTTCTACTTATTTGAGAGGATTTTTAAGTCTGGCAATTTCTGACTTTCCACAATGTAAAAAAGACTTGTCAAAACGAGATGATTCTGCAAATGAGTTTTTGATTGAATTGGACGATATTGAAAAAAGTATTTTAGCTAAGTTAATGGCTAAGTATTGGTCGATTAGGCCCTTATTTATAGTAATATAAATAAGAATTCTCTTGAATTGCGGGAATATCTTTAAAGATTTGCAAACTACAATAGATAATTTTGAAAGAGAAATAAACTATGAATGTTTTAAAAATTGCAAATATTAGAAAATCCGCATCCAAATTTCGAATAGAAATAGGTTCAACGACTAAGAGACTGCAAGTGCAGTACAGTAGGAGATTACCACCTATAAGTGGTAGAAGATATAGTCTATGCTTTGTAGAAATACAGAGAAAAAATTATTCATGATTTAAAATTATTTTAATCAAATATATTGACATTCCAAATAATATGTGTTATAATATATTATTGAAAGGAGGTTAATATATGCGAAAAGGGATTAAAATACGAATTTATCCAGATAAGGAACAAGAAGAATTATTATTGTCTTATTGTAAAGATTATCACAATACGAAGAATTTTCTTGTTGCAAAATTCAAAGATAATTTACCAAATGTTGGAAAGCGTAATATTATTGGATATAAGGATAAAGATCTTTTATCAGAATATGAATCCACATATAATTGCAAAACCGAAATGCCTACAAGATGTATTCGTGGCGCAATTGAAGATTATGTTTCTGGTGTAAGAAAATTCTATCAAAAGATATCCAGTAAGCCACCAAAGTTTCATAAATATGATCCTAATAAACAATCATTCTATATTGTTGATGTTTTATATAAAATTTCAAATTGCCATATACCTATGCCTATTAATAGAAATTTTGTAAAGCAATATAAAACAATATCGAAAAAGATTCCTATAAACAAAAAATATGCTACGAAAGAACATTTAACATACTTAAAAGATGTACGTTTTCATTACCAAAAAGGGAAATGGTATATCTCAGGATGTTATGATGTTCCAGATGTAGAGATTGACAATAACAAGGAATTCTTAGGGCTGGATTGGGGAATCAAGAATTTTATGACAACTTCGGAATCAACATTTGTAAATTATCCAAAAGAAGTTGTAAGAGAATATTATCGCATTAGAAAATTATCTCATTATTTGGATAAGAAAGTAAAAAATTCAAACAACTACAAAAAATTAAAGAAAAAGTTTGATAAAGCATATAAACGGATGAATGGGTTAAAAAGAAATTTTATTCATCAAGAGACTACGAAATTAGCACGACAGTATCATATTGTTATTGAAGACATTTCATTTCAAGATATATCAAAAGATAAGAAAAACAAGAAAAAGAAATTTATTCGTAGAATGAGTATTCTTGCCCCAAAATACTTATTTGAAGAACAATTGGAATGGAAATGTCAAAAGTTTGGTAGTTACTTTATCAAAGTGAATCCTCGGAATACAAGTCGTACATGTTCTGCCTGCGGACAGATACACAATATGAGATTAGCTGATAGGATGATGATCTGTAGTTGTGGAAATAAAATGGATCGAGATATTAATGCGGCAATTAATATCAGAAATGCTGGTATTAAGGTACTGGCAGAGAGTATTTGTTGTACTCGATAAGTCCAAAAAAGATTTATTGTTATTTAATAAATCTATATCATGGATAATTTCTTTATATATTTAACGCATATGTAAAGTAATAAAACAGTCAAAAAGCAAGTTCAAGATGTTGTTCAGTTTCAAAGTAAACTTAACGACAGAGATTTTAAAACTCATTCCGAAGCACAGAATCTTTCTGCAAAACAAAATTATTATAACATTATAAGAGAAGAAGTTGCTCAAGATATAACTGATTATGGATATAGAAATTCTGATTGGCTGAAAAATCCTAACTGGCTTTATTAAACTATTAAATAAATTTAGAGGGAAGATTAATGGAATTAAATGAACAATACTTAAATAAATTAATCGGAAAAATCTATATTTGTCTTCCTGCCTTTGAAGGAAAAAGCCATATCTCAAAAACAGTAGTATATAATCAGGAAGAAGCGTACTTAAATTATTTAAAGAATTTAAGTAAATTGAAAATAGAGATAATGGGATGTGTCAACAATTATCCAGATGTTGTCGAATTTGTTGAAATGTATAATATTATTGAAGGATTGAAGTCAATCACAGTAAATGATCATGATATTTTAAAGCAAAATGTTTTCAATTTAATAGATATTTGCGATAAATTAAAATATATGAAATCAAAAGAATAGGAGGATAGGTGCCTATGTCATTTGATTTTTTAAACGCAAGTTTACCAATAAGGAAAGAACCACATATACAATGGCGAAAAGACTGGGAAACTTTTTACGGAAAACAATTTAGAGATGCTTATAACTGGTATGACATTCTTGAAGAAACAGAATTTGGAAGTGAAAAATATCAACCTCTGAAAGTACGAACTACTTATGTTCTCAATCCCGGAACAGGTATTAAATTAAGCGACGATTGGAAAGCATGTATATTTGATGTTGGATATGTGCCTAAAATGGGAAGAAGATACCAGTATTTTAATCAAACATGGATTACGGTGAATACAGAAGGATACGGAAGTCCAACAAATAATTGTGTTATTAGAAGATGTAATAGTTTTTTAACAATGCAAGATAAATTTGGAAATATTCATAGAGAACCTTGCGCTATAGATCCGGGACTCAAGTATGGAAATATTTACTATAATAATTCTGTAAACATTGCTCAGTCTGCCGTGAAAGTTTGGCTTCAATTAAATGAATATACTAAAAATATTGCTATAAATGACAGATATATTTTAGGATATTCTCAAGTTTTTAAAGTAAAAACTGTAATGAATTATCTAAGTGATTATACTTTTGATCCTGATGGATCACCACTTATTACTATAGATTTGTCATTAGATACAGATCAAGTGGGAGATGATTTCGCAGATAATACAACTGGAAGTAGTAATATTATTCCTGATATTCATCCAAATAGAAATTTCATAGGTATTACACCATCGGATACAAATATTTATGAAGGAACAACTGTGACTTATACATGTGAGTCATATGTAGGTAGTGTTCCGTCAGGAAATCCATTTACATTTAATGTAATTCTTAATGATATTCCTGATACCAGATATTTATTTGAAGTAATAAATGATAATTCATTCAGAATTACAAATTATAAAAAATATACAAAAGAAAAATTAAAAATAGATTGTATAGATAATATAACAGGAGACAATAAAGTTATTGAATTCATGTTGGGAGGTAGCATTTAAATGTTAAGTTCTCTCATTAATGATAACAATAAGCATAAAGCATTAAGATATATCTCAAACAATATTGTTGAAAAATTAGTCAATGATAATGAAATAATATGGAAACTTTTAAAATATCAAGATCCTGATGCTTTAAATAAAGAAAATCTTACAACTCAAGAAAAAAGAGATTTAATTTATAAAGGATGGCATTATCGTGATAATGAATTAGTGTTAGATGAAATGAATGATAAAGCAGTCTTTCGTCAACCATGGATTGATGATGCTGATACAAAACAATCGACAATGTTACGTATTTATTTATCATCTTTATTGCCTAATAATAAAGATATTACTGTGGCATTGTATACGTTTGAAATTGTCTGTCACAATAAAAGTATCCCTATTATCAGTAATTTAGGAGATGAGGATAACGAAGTTAGTGTTAATAGTGAAAATAGATTAGAATTATTAACACAACAGATATTAGAAACATTTAACGGAGCGAAAATAGGTTCGACGGGCAAAATGTTTTTTGATATGTCAGGAAACTATATGACAAAAGCAACCATGGGAGTCTATAATAATAGAAACTATTTTGGAATGAAATTAATTATGGGATGTTACGTGAATGTCTGAAAAAATTCATATTAACGAAAAAGATCTATTATTTGATAATCCTGTGGAATATAAAGGACTTTGTTTTTATCCAATTCTTGTTAGAAACAATATTGAATTTGAGTTTAGTATTCCTGTTTTATTGTTAGATCAATATAATGATCCCGATGTAAATACAAATTTTTCTATATTACAAATGCCATATTTGGACTATATATTTTTTTATGAGGAAAAAGAAAAAGGTAAGGGTAATTATACATTTATCATAGGGATGTTAGTACAATTACTTTCTTTGGCTCTAAGAAAAGATTTTTTTAATGAAGACAACAGTGACGAAATAAATTTGTATACAAATGAAAAGGGACATTATCTTTTAAAAATAAATGATATTTCTATTGATGGAAATGATTTTGATGTAATCAAAAGAATAATATGTGAACAAAACGGAATAGATTTAAGTATATATGATTTAGATCCTCAAGTTCGAAAAAATTTACAAGAAACAGAAAGACTAAAATCGAAAGACAATCCCGACAAAGACGGAAGTTTAGAAGATAAAATTATTTCTCTTTCAATAGAAACAAATATGGAAGAAGAAAAAATATTTAATATGTCTATTCGGAAATTTAAGAAATACATTAAACGAGTAGATCATATTATTCATTATAAAATATATACACAAGCATCATTATCTGGATTTGTAAAAATGGAGAAACATTATCCGCACTGGCTTGCAGATATTTCTGAAAATGTTTCTTCAAATGTTACATCGTATGATGCTGTTAAAAATAAAATTAATATGGCAAATAATGACTTTGACATTAAATAACAATGTGAAAGTTTCAATTAATAGGAAGGGAAAAGATGAAAAAATTTTTATTTTCAGTTGCTGATGCTTATTTTTATAAGAGCAACAGCAATGATTTAATTTTTCAATCTAAGACACTGGTGGATACAAGTATTGAAGCCACGATTTCTAATGAAGACGCAAGAGCAGGTAAAGGTAATCCTTTACAGTTCGTTTATTATCACTCTTCCGAATTAAATGTTACATTGACAGAACAGCAGTTTAATATGGCAATGCTTGCTCCTTCTGTTGGTGCATATTTGATTACGGGAGACGTTATCCAAAATCAGGAAGAGGTTATTCTTACTGAGGGTGGTAAGGGAACTGTCACTGGAGGAACACCGATTAACTCCAAGTATGTAACTGCTGATACAGTTAAGGGTACAGTTCTGGTAAATGACGAAGCAGAATCCATTGAATTTACTGGAAATGAATTTACATATGCGTCTGGTAAAGAAGGTGATACCGTATGTGTTATTTATAACATGCTGTCTGCATCAACTACATCTATTGTTGTTGACGCAAACATGGTTCCTTCTGTTGGTAGACTTGTACTCAAGGCTCAACTGGGTTCTTCTGAAACAGGTGAAGCGGATTCTTCCAGCTCTGTTATTGGAGAAGTGGAAATTGAAATTCCATCTCTGCAACTGAACCCTTCAGGTATCGGTATGCAGATGACAAGTTCCGGTATTTCTCAGTCTCAACTTACAGGTAGAGCATTGGCGTTTACTACAGCGAACTCTGGATGTAATACTGCGGCTGTTTATGCAACTATCAAGGAAACAATTTATGGCGCAGGTAAGTACGACAATGCAAACGCATTAGTTTGCACAAATTCTGATCTTGATTTAAAAGTTAGCGGTACAAAGACTGCAACAATGAATTTGTTAGTTGTTCCTAAGAATGGTAGTCCATTCCGTCCTGATTATCAGGATGTAACATTTGCTTCTGAAACAAAAGGAACTGCTACTGTAGAAGAGCATACAGGTGTTATTACTGCTGTAGCGCCAGGTACAACAACGATTACAGCAACAATTGAAAGAGCAGGCAAAACAAGCCTTGTTGCTACTTGCGCAGTGACTGTAACTGCTTAATATATTTAAACGGGATAATATTATTTATTATCCCGTTTTAAATTAAGGAAGTGTGTTAATGTCTGATAAACAATGTCCTTATTTAATAGATATTTCAAAGAATCAAAGAAAACAAGCAAAATGTGATATTGACGATAATATTTGTCCATATATCAGATTTTGCAAAGACAGAAATAAAATTGTAAGTTCTCCATTATATACTATGTATGGATGTGACAGACAAAAAAAGTATGAAGAAAATTTAAGTAAATAGATTTTTATTTCTATATATGCATCTATGATGTAGATATTACGATTTACAAGATAAAATAATAGGATTTTAATTAAATATGGCAAGAGAAACATTCCGAAAAATAATTACTACAGATGAGAATTTATTAGCCATAAATCCTAAAAACAAAGAGCTTATTAATAAATTTTTAAGAAGTTTTGATACTAAGAGTGCAAAAACATCTGTAGTAAATTATCAATCAGATTATAATATATTCTTTTGTTGGAATGTAGTTTATAATGATAATAAATTTTTTGTAGATATAAAGAAATCTGATTTAATAGATTTTTTTAGTTTTGCAGTATCAGATTTACAATGGGGCAGTGCTCGTTATAGAAGGATGCACTCTGCTTTAAGTTCATTGAGTAAATATATAGAAAATATATTAGACGATGAATATCCAGATTTTAAAAGTTTAATGCCAAAAGTAGATAAAATACCGAATACTATAGTGCGAGAAAAAACTGTTTTATCCGAGACACAAATTAATAATTTGTTAGAACATTTAAAACAGACTAATAAACAATGGGCTTGTTTGTTTGCTTTAGCAATTAGTTCTGGAGCGAGAATCAGTGAATTATTTCGCTTTACAACTGATTTAATAGATGAAGAAAATACTGGATTTGATGGTATTTTCTTAAAAACAAAAAAACCAATAAGAACAAAGGGACGAGGAAGATCAGGAACCCGGATGTATAAATATATTATCAAAGATATTTTTCTTCCCACTTATCAAGAGTGGATGATCGAAAGAAAGAAAATTTTAAAACAAAATAATCTTAGCGATCATAGATATTTATTTATTACACGGGAAGGAACGCCTGCTACAGCGGCGACTGCAAGAAGATGGATTGCTCATTGGGAGAAATATTTAAGTAACGAAGAACCTTCAAATAAAAATAAAGAAAAAGTTTCTTTATATCCACATAGTTTAAGACATTATTTAGTTTCTCATCTGACAAGATTAGGATTATCTTCTGATTTAATTGTCTCTATTATGGGATGGCAATCATCAGATATGTATAAAATTTATAATGATGTGTCAGATGATGAACGAGAATGGAAAGATTTGGATAAATTAAAAGAATATCTGGAACAAAAGGAATAAGTTGAGTAAAGGGGATTTAATTATTATGATGGATAGGATCTCATTTTTAGATATATTAGATGTATGTCATGATATATCTAAGGGGAAAATGACCGAAAAAGAATTTATAAAATATTTTAATGATAATATTGAAGTGCAACCTTATTTACCTATCGGGACAAAAGAAGCTTTTATAGATTTAATGATCATTATGTGTAATTCTGATGGGTCTTCAAATGGACAATTTGCGAAAAGTTTTGAAATATTGTCTGTTCTTCAATTATTATTGTTATATACAAATATAGAAATATTTTCGGAAGACATGACAGAAAATAATTATGATTTGTTCTTAAAATCAGGATTTTATGTACAAATTTTAAAACAATGTAAAGATGATTATGATAGATTTTGTAACATGGCACAAAACGCCCTTTATTTTGAATTATTAAAGATGTCTTCTGCATTTAATAATTTTAACAAAGAAGTTTTAGACGATAATATAAATTCTTTAAACAACATATTAAAAGGTTTAAAAAATGAAGATCTCCAATTAATAAAAGAAATTATAGAATTCAATGATCCTGCAACAAAACAAATAAAAGATATTGTCTATGATAAGAATTTAATTGAAAATATTGTTGCTTCAAATCATGATTTGAAAGAAAAATTAGAAGAGTAAGTATATTATGCCATCAAAAAATACTTATCCACCAAAAGTAAATATATCAAAAACAATAAAGAATCTTTCAGAATTAAGATCAATCATCAATGTTATTGCAGATAAGTTTGGGCAATATTTAAGTGAAATTGCAAAAGATTATATGCAACAATATATTGAGGAAGAAGTTTATACCAATAATGTTCTTGCTTCTGGCGCTGATGGTGAAGATTCTTATGAAAGAACTTATGAATTTTTAAATTCGATTGTTGTAAGAAAAGTTGGAAATCAGTGGAAGGTGGGGGCAGATGGAAGAAAAATTTCTGCTACTCCAAGAGTCCCCAGTAGTGGAAAATTCGGTCAGCATGCTTCATTTGACAATTCTTCTGTTGCGGGACAAATGAGTTCATTTATTGAATACGGAAACAATTCTCCCGCTTATAGTTATTCTGGAATTAGATACATTGAAAAAACTCAACAATATATTGACAGTATTGTTGATGTAGAATGGAATAAATTTAAATCTATAAATGGAATAAAATAATAGAAGGGAGATTCACATATGGGAATGGGAAATGGTGAATTATCTCTTTTACTTGGAATAGAAACAGACGATGCTTTAATTTCCGCACAAATCAATAAAATCCAACGAATATTAAAAGACAATTTAAAATCTCAATATATAGATATTGAATTAGATGAAGCGTCTCTTAATAAGATGATGAATAGTGTGAAAGTCGTTGACTCACAATTTGATGAGGAAGGAAAAGCATTAAAAAAATTAACCGTTGCGATTGATACGGCTACAGGCAAACTAAAACAATTTCAATTCGTAAGAGATAAGACCGGACAGATGAACCTCAATACTGTAAAAGAGGTTTCAAATGTTAATAAAATGGCATCCGCTTATGTTAAATTAAACAAGCAGTTAGCCGAAGAAAAAGGATTGATCCGCACACTACAAAACAAAAGCATTATTACGGATCGCGATACACAACTAATAGATCAATATACAAAACATATTGATTTATTGAATAAAGAAATTGCCGAATTGAAATCTAATATGTCAAGTAGTGGGCATGATTTTGGGAATATTTTCGCCCAATCAAGTCGGCAAACATCAAAAATAGAAAGTCAAACAGATAAAAAAATACTTTCTAACGATCAAAAAGAATTAAATAGTTTAATTCGTAAAGGAATATCATTAGAAAAATCATTTGCATCTGAACTTTCTAAAATGGCGAAGGCCAGTGAAAACAACACTCAAGCACGACAACAATATGTTAGCACATTAAGTAGAGAACTCGATGCTGTCAATAGAAAAATAAGAGAAATAGAAAATTCTTATCGTGGAACACAAAACGAAAAAGCGATAGGAATTCAAACAGAAAACTATAGAAAAGAATTATCTCTTATTAAACAAAAGACAGATGCAACAAATTCTACAAATAACACTTTGTTTAATGGGCTTTCTACAGGATGGAAAGATGCAGTTGGTAATGTGTCGCGATATATGGCGGCATATCAGCCAATAAATTTAATAACTGATGCTATTAGAAATTCAATTCAAACTATCCGTGATTTGAATGTTCAGTTTACTGATATTCAAATGGTCACGGAAAATAGTTCGTCACAGATTAATGAATTAGCAAAAAGTTATGGTAATCTTGCTTACGAAATGGGAACCACAATAACCGCTATTGCTGGCGGAGCATCAGAGTGGTTACGTCAAGGTAAGAGTGTTGCTGAAACAAACAATTTATTAAAACAATCATCAATTTTAAGTGTTGTAGGTGACATGGCTCCTTCTGCGGCATCCGAAGCATTAACTTCTACATTAAACGGTCAATTAGGCCCTTATTGTCAGTAATGATAATAAGCAATCTCTTGAATTGCGGGAACATCTTTAGAGATTTGCAAACTACAATAGATAATTTTGAAATAGAAATAAACTATGAATGTTTTAAAAATTGCAAGTATTAGAAAATCCGCATCCAAATTTCGAATAGAAATAGGTTCAACGACTAAGTGACTGCACGTGCAGTACAGTGGGAGATTACCATGTGAGAGCGGTAAAAGATATAGTCTATGCTTTACAGAAATGTAAAGAAAAAAATTATTCATTATGATATGGATAATTTCTTTATATATCTAACGAATATATGAAGTAATAAAACAGTATCAAATGGCTGCTGATCAAGCAGAAAAAGTTGTAGATGTTTTTACTCACTTAGATACTATTGCGGCAACGTCTTCTCAAGAATTAGCCACAGCTTTTGCAAGAACAGCAAATTCATCACATGACGCAGGATTGGAATTTGAACAATTAGCAGGACTGATTACAACGGTATCCGAAACAACACGTAAATCCGCAACAACTGTCGGTCAATTAGGCCCTTATTGTCAGTAATGACAATAAGTAATCTCTTGAATTGCGGGAACATCTTTAAAGACTTATAAACTACAATAGATAATCATGAAACACGGATAAACTATGATAGTT